GGCAAGGCAAAGCTCATGTGAACCCATACAGTCTTGCTTGGTAGATATTCCAGCAACAGTTGATCGTAGGGAATATTCTGTTCAATCCATTTGGCTATTTCAAAATAGTTGTGTGCAGGGACACCTCGAAATTGTAGATCACAGGCCTGTCCAGTACCGTGTTGACCGCCTCCAATGGTTGATCCATGTCTATAGGAGTTGGTCACTAGTGTGTTTGGATACTTGGCTTTGATTGGTTCTATGCAATTTTGTGCCAGGGCCGCAAGATTGTTTATCACTGCTGTGGGACCAGCAACCGAAGGATGGCATTCTGCTAACTGTGGTATGGTCCTAGGAAAGGTGACATTTTTTATCATCTGTGCCAAGGTAGTGCCTTTGGGTGTCAACACCATCTCCATAGAGATGCCAGCGGTCACAGCAGAAAAGTCTTGACTCTTCTTGGGAGGGCTGGCTTTTACTCCTTCGGTCTTGGGCACCGGAGTTGTGGTCAATTGTTTGTATTCTGCCGCAGTGATTCTTCCCTCAGCTAGAAATCTGTCTGCTTGTTCTTTGCCTAATGTGTTGTTGTCATCACCTTCTACATTCTGCACAGCTGAAGTCACAGTGACACGCGGAACAGCAGTGGCAGTAAACGCACCCTCTGTGGTGGCCGCATTATAAAGAGCAATGACCACCCCATTAGCATATACGTTAGCAGCATCATATACCGGTTCTACACGACCATTGGTGCCAAATCGCAGCCCTGTAATAGCCGTAAACGGATGAGTATGTGCTGATGGAGTAAACGGTCCGCTGGGGCTATTTGCCGCTCCGGGACTAGGACTAATTGTAGGTGTTGTAGTGAGTGCCATGAACTATTTAAGCCAATGCAATCCCAGTGGTCTGTTGTATAAATTGGTCAGCAAACTGCTTGTCTGTGGCTTCTGCTACAGCTACCACAGATTTGGCTATTCTTACTTCTTTGCTGGGATCCACGGTAAACAGATAAGGCATTAATGCTGGCCCTTTTGGACTCATAGCAATTACCATGGGATGCGCTAACTTATAGTGCATGATTTGATCTTCTACTAATTTTGCTACTAGCTCTTCCCCACTAGTCAGCTTTAATGTGATTACTTCACCTGCTGATACACCTTTGTCAATTAACATTCTATTTTTCCTATTTTAGTATCCGCTACCGTTAAATCCGGTTTCGTCAATGTATTTTCTTAATTCTGTAAAACCACCAATGGATGCACCATTGATAATAATTTGTGGAACCGTTCGAGCATTCGGCACTGCTTCTAACAATTCTTCTTTGGTGTAGCCATCTCCAATTTTACGTTCTTCAAACGGAATTCTACGATCTTTTAACAGGGCTTTGGCCTGATCACAATAGGGGCAGTTGTATTTGCTCCATATAATAACTGGATTCATTTTATTTCCTTTGTTAATTTGAATAAATCACAGCACCTTTTTTATCAGTGACTCTAACCAATACCATGCCTTTGCGTTTGTATTGTAGAGCAGCACTGATAGCTGCCTGCTCACCACTGAAGGTGCCTATAACGATCCAGCTTTCGTAAGGTGAGTTGCGTTTGTACTGTGCTTTAAACATACATTATATAGCAGGCAATGCATCGTAGTCAAGATTTTCGCTCATCACACCTATGACATAGTTGGTGCTTTCGCTTTCTTGTAGAGCTGTTTGTTTTTTGCTGGTGTCAACGTGTTTGTTGAACCAAGGAATCGGAGTTGATCTCGGAGCAGCTTGCTGGTATTTTATTCCAATTTCTTTAAGTGCGCTGACTGCTGTGTAGTCCACAAAGTCTTTTAGAATGTTGGCATTCAACCCAATCACTGGACCTTTGTTAAACAAATAGTCAGCCCATTCTTTTTCTTCACGGATCACATCTAGATACAATGCATATACTTCAGACTCGCATTCCAATTTGGCTTCAACAAAACGGCTGTCTTCTTTGACCACTTGGTTGATCAAATACGCAGTCCAACCTTTGTGTAATAATTCGTCTTGTAGGATCAATTGAATGATATTTCCGTTGCCCATGAAGATTTTGTTCTCAACCATGGCCAGGCTAGTGGCAAAGCTGACCATGAAGCGGAATGCTTCTAGAGCATAGCTGGCATGTAGAGCCATCCAAATTGCTCGGATATATTCTTTTTCTGGAATAGTTTCACCCATTTGTTTGCGGCAATTGATGACGTGTAAGGCTTCGTAGTAGTTGCCCACGCTCGATGCCATGTCTACAATTTCTTTGGTGTCGTGGATGGTGTTGAACACTTCCTTGGGCACGTTGTAGATGTTGCGTATGATATGACTGTATGACTTGCTGTGAATATTGGTTTCAAAGAATGTCCAATTATAGACCAAAGCTTCTAGTTCAGGCAAACTGATAACAGGCATAAAGATCTGGCTTGGCCCGCGCCCTTGCAAACTGTCTAGTGCTGTTTGACGTAGTAGGTTACTGGTAAAGATATGTTTAACCGCATCGCTGGCTTCTTTGAAGTCATTTGAATCTTTGGTTAAACTGATCTCTTCTGGTTGCCAAAAGAAGCCACGTGCTGTAGCTTCAAAGTCTGCAATCTTTTTATATTTTACTTCTTCAAATCGTTGGATAGTTACTGGCCCTGCTGGATCCAGAAACATCTTGCGATTAAGATAGTCTGTTTTTGTTGTTAGGTTGTATTGTTGTTTGCTCATAGTTAAAAATATTTGTATTGTTTTAGTAAGTTTTTAATTTCTTTTAATTTTTCTTTGTATAACTCGTTGTACGGCTCTTGATAGTATCTAGTTCCCGTCGGTACAAGTTTATCATAATCATATTGTATTCTGTAGCATAATCTATCAGCAATACCGCCTAGTCGTCTGTGTAAGGTAATGCTGTTATCAAATAAGCAAATATCGTTGTCCTGTTGGTACCAATGATCATATATAAATTTATCCACAAACAATGTACTATTAATATAATCAAACACTCGAGTACTATCGGCTTTGCTCATACCTTTTATGGAGTTTATGGTGTTGACACTATAATGGAGTCCTTTAATGCCGATTGGACTTGCAATAACCAGCGGAATTTCTATTGGTGCTGGACACATGTTTCTATACATGATGTCGTCTTGTTCTTCACGCAATCCCGGATTTATTTTACCTGGACTAAATTCGTGTTGTATGATCATTTCGTCTAGTTCGCTACGAAATGCTTCACTTTGTTCTTCATACCAATCTGTAGTAGTAACAAATCCAGTTGCACTACCAACTACTCCACTGTGGCCTAGTAGTGCAACCCCTGGACTAAATTCTAAATTGCCCGATTCGTTTGAATGCCATAATAGTTCACCTTCTGCAAACATACCGATGGCTCGACCGTTCTCATCTTTCTTACCAGACACTCGTAGCATTGATGTATTAGGTCCAACTTCATCTACACAAAGTACGTTGATTAAATTCTTAACCCATTCTTGATCAGCAGGTTCAATTGCTTCACCGTGTATTTCTGTTTCACCATACAAGTGTCCAACGCTGGGAACACTATGTTTTTTATTCAATCGCAGTGCTTCTAATGCTTGTTCGGTACCCCACTTACATATCCATTGTTCGTATGTTTTAGGATCGACTTTGACATCACGTATGATAGTCACTAATGTTTCTAAATGTAGCTTTCCGAGTTCCATCCATTCTTCGTTAGTAATAGTGTTAAAATCTAAATCATCAATGTACACTCCGAATCGACCGAGGCCGGGTATCTTACTGACCTTCATAGATATTGTCTCCCGATATCCCAATCTTTACGTATTTTAAAATATCGCCAGTGATATATGTAATGTTTGTATGCTAGTGTGAATCCAATCACGTATTGGTCATTGTTAAAGCTGATCATAGTTTGCATGCCTCGCAGTCTTCGTCTTCTTCTATGACTTCACGCTCATTATGAAATCCGTTGTAGTGTACTTCTGGTGTTCGTTGTTCTTGTCTACTGCCAGCTTTGTTGATCAAACTGTAGTAGAATGTTTTCAATCCCCATACGTGGGCCTGCATTAAGTTCTTGGCAATCAGTGTGGTTGGAACTTTACGGTCTGGAAAGTGTGCAGGATTATAAAAGGTATTGGTTGAAATACTTTGATCTACATATGCAGCCAACACCGCAGCTGTTTTCAAGTAGCCGTCGCAGTCACGTTGGTCCCACATCATCTGATACTTGTGTTTCAATCTATTGTATTCTGGAACCACCTGTGTGAATGATCCTGCCTTTGATTCTTTGGTAGAGATCAAACTCATAGGCATTTCAATTCCGTTGGTAGAGTTGATAACCACTGAACTAGACTCCACAGGTGCAATAGCCATTAGCGTGGCATTTCGCACACCGTGTAGTATCATTTCTTGTCGGAGTGGTTCCCAGTCAAGTTCTGGGGTAAAGTCAGTGAGCTCGTTGACTCCTCCGGCTCTTCTTTCCCAAGGGAACTCTCCCTTGCCGTATCGGGTGTGATCACTGTCTTTGCAGCGTCCTCTTTCTTTCGCCATTTCGACCGTGGCTTCTGTAAGGTAAAAGGCTTGATGCTCCATCCAAACTTTAACTTCTGCCAGTGCGTCTTTGTCGCCATATTTTATTCCCCTTCTTGCATGCCAATAAGCAAGGTTGGTTACTCCAATACCTAGCGGCTGTATTTCATCATTGCTCAATTTGCTTTGTATGCTTAGGAAGTCTTGGTAATCAAGTATGTTGCACAGACTACGTTGCAGAATGCGACAAGCCCGGCGCATGTCTTCTGGGTTTCGGAAAGCTCCCCAGTTAATAGAACCAAGAGTGCATAAAGCGATGCGACCATCAGCATCATCGAGACGCTTAAAAGACTTAGTAGGTAATAGTATTTCACAGCATAGGTTACTCTGGTAAATTGTATGATACTCGGGATCGAACGGACCTTGGTTCATTACATTGTCGATGAACACTAGATAAATGCGACCGGTGTCTGTACGCTCTTTGAGAATGCCTGACCGGAATACTTCTTCGGCACTCATTGTTTTCTTACGCAAGTCTTTACGCTTTTCATACTTGACATACAGTTCTTCAAAGCGTTCAGTGTTTTTATAAAATGCTTCGTACAAGTCGGGCACTTCGTTGGGATCAAAGAATGTTATTTGTTCTTTGTTTTTAAATCGTCTCCAGAAGAAAGCACTAAGCACAACCCCATAC